ACGGGCTCAGGAGCCGCGTTCGCAGGGCCTTGGCTACCCTGGTGGCCTGAGCCATGCTGCGTGGCTTGTAGCCCTTGCGCTGCAGGCTCTGCACCTGTTGCATCAGCAATCCAGTGCCTCGGCTGGGATTCCTCAATCAAATCAATGGTTTGCGCATCGATGACTTTGGCTTGTGCCGCAATCGTGCCGATGTTGCGACTGCCAAGCCAGTTCAAGCTGATGCTGACGCCGCCGCTGACGTCCTGATTGACCTGTATCGGAATGACCTTGCCGACAAGGCCCGCAAAGATTTGCCTGTCCTGCACGCCGCCCTGCGCACGCTCGACAAGCCAGCCTGCTAGGCCCTGCGGGTGGCAGTCCCTGGCGGCTAGCTCGACCGCCTCGCGCAGCGTCTGCGTGACCTTGTTGGGCGTTCCCTTGGCGCGGCCCTTTGGCACAAGCGCCCCGTTGATTGGGCTGCGCGGACGCCCCGCCTCGTCTCGCGTGGACAGCTTGGGGCGCTCCTTCTTTTCTCGCTGTTCTCTCCCTACTTCGGGGTTGAAGTTAGCGGAAGCAAACGACGGGACTTGATGCTCCGCAAATTGCGTTTCACTCATGCCGCTGATGTTACCGCACCACAAGGCAGACGCAAAAAAGTTGTGTTCTTAGGGTTTCCCCTATTGCATCATGGTGCGGAAAGCTCACAATAGAGTCCATACCAACCATCAACCCGGAGCCGCAACATGAACAACGCAACGCAAGCAATCTTCAACGACATCATCCGCGCAGCCCGCAACAACCGCGCCATCACTAGTGCTGGCCTGATCGACGAAATGGAGCGCGGAGACGTCAACGGATGGCGGCACCTTGACAGTGTGCGCTGGAGCAACTTCTCCAACTGGACGCGGGCCATGTGCGAGGCCGCAGCAGAACTTCAGCGCCTGGAAGCCCAGAAGGCTCGTGCTATTGCCCGCCGCACCTAACCCACCAACCACCCCAACGAGGCCAACCATGACAACCCGCTACATCTCCACAGCCGACACAGCCAAGCTCATCCGCCAAGCCCTCAAGGAGGCTTTCCCTGGCGTCAAGTTCAGCGTGCGCAGCGACACCTACAGCGGCGGCTCTAGCATCCGCGTCCGCTGGATCGACGGCCCCAACGATGCCCAGGTGCGCGACATCACGCAGACATTCTGCGGCGGTTACTTCGACGGCTCGATTGATTACAAGGGCTCGATTTATCACATGATTGACGGCGAGCCCGTGCATTTCTCCGCTGACTTCGTATTTACTGACCGCGATTATTCGGACGTAGCAGTCCAGCGCGGCATTAATCGCATGATGGCTAAATTCTCCGGTAACTTCGCCAGCGCCAATATGCCAGCGCCCACCGTTGAGCAATATCGCAGCGGCGTCCTTTACAGCACGCCCATCCCCGGCCTTGAGGACTGGGGCAACATTCACAACATCCAAAAGCACATTGCGGACGCCCTCGGCAAGCACACCTACACCGGCCCAGCCAAGCCCAGCAAGACAGCCGCCAAGGTCATGGTTACGCATGATGACGGCTACAGCCGCGCCTGCGGTTCTGGCTTCTCAGCCGTCAGCATCTGACCGCACCCCCCCACCCAACCCCCAGGCCCCCACGCGGGGCCTTTTTCATTCCCAACCGGACAAAACACCGGGACCGGGACAACAACCGGGACAACCGGGACACCCTTAAGGGTGTGTCCCGTCCCGTCCCGGCTGATGGTGTCCGCTTGTCCCGTTCTGTCCCGCTTTGTCCCGGCTTTGTCCCGCTTTCTGTCCCGGTCATGTCCCGGCACCAGAAAGACCCTACAAGCGTCATGTCCCGGTTTCTGACTGATTCCTTACAATTCCAGCACTTGTCACGGTCAGAAGTCCCTTCTGCGACAGGGCGCTCAAAGCCCGATTCCACGCCTTGCGGGCGTTGTCCTGTTTGAACTCGCGTCCAGAAGACCGGCACTCATCCCCGAAAGCGTCATAGAACTGGTGGCGCAGATCATGTTCAGCCGCAGCGCCAGACGCGCCAAGAAGCTCCATCAGCACTTGTTCATGCGCATTAAGACGGGCTGCAAACGCAGCCAAAACAGGCCCAGCGACGTCCTTATGGAATGCAGCCAAGGATGAGATTTCGTCGCCATCAGAATCAGCGCCCAATACCACGCGCTTAAGTTCAAACGTCTGGGCGGCTAGTTTCTCGCCGTCCTTCTGCTTGATTACTTCAACGCGGGCAATGGATAACCCGGCGTCTGGCCGATATACACCCAGCATGAAATCCACGTTGGCAGTAATTGCAGATGAGCCGCGAGGGCGCTCAGTAGCTGCATGACCTGAGTGATGGATTACTACTACGCAGCATTGGAAGCGGGCGCGGATATTGGCGTTGATGAGGCGCAGATATGCGCTGATATCTGTTGCGCTGTTTTCGTCGCCATCAAAGGTCTGGCTGAGGGTGTCAACGTAGACAAGAGATGGGCGCTCGGGCATGGCCTCGATGGCTGCTGCGAGTGCGTCAACGTGTTCAGAAATGCTCAACACCAGAGGCACAACACAGACGCGGAAACGCTCAGACAGGGGCAGGTTGTGCTCTTTGTGCCACGCAGCCACGCGCCTATAGATGCCCGCCCCGCCTTCTGCAGCAATGTAGACAACGGGGCCAATGCTGGAGCGTCTGCCAAGCCACGGCAGGCCATGAGAGATGTGCAGGGCATGGTCTAGGGCAATGAAGCTCTTGAACGTCCCAGACGCGCCGAACATCATGCCCAGAGAGTCATCAGGAATGAACCCCTTGACCTGCCAGCGAATAGCCGCGCTGCGCTTCTCAAGCTCATGCAGACTCAGAAGAAGCGTGGGCGCCTCATGTTCAGAATCCGGCGAATTCTTAACATCAGCGCCCTGTCGTGCTAACAAATTGACGGTTATCTGTGCAGGCGCCCTATCAGGCGGCGCAAACTTCTCAGCACTGCGCACAGCCCTCGGAATCTCAGCCCGCCGCGCAGACCAGCGTGCAACCTCCTCCAACGGCCCAGCAGGCTTCACCTGATCCATGAGCGAATACAGGAAGTCCACAGCAGCGCCTGGATACATGCCACCAGCCACCAAAGACGCAGCCATACGCACGATGGCGTCATGGTAGGAACGCTGATCCAAAGGCGCAGAAAGCACCGACAGAGCATCACCGGCCACCGAGCCAGCACTACCGCTAGGGCTGTTGCGTGTTGTTTTTTCACCACGATTAACCGCAGAGCGCAGGACATCAAGGTCAAGGCCCACTGCAGCGCAGGCGTCTGCAAGGCTCCAACGCACAGAAGGCGCCCAGGTTTCTAGGCGCACTTCCCACGGCCCAGCAGGCCGGGGCTTGGTGTTGAGGCCATAGGGCAGGCGTACATAGCGAACTGCCGCATTGCCAGATGAGTCGTTGCCCCCGCCCAGCCGCCCGCGAGCCGACAGAGCCGACATGGCAGCGTCAACCAGAGCGAGATTGCTGCAGTCTGGATCATCTCGATCTAACAAAATTCCAACTTGGAATTTGCCAGGGCTTGTCTGAACTGACCAACTGAAGCCCCCGAGCAAGGAGTCAGGGTCTACGTCATCAACAACCAAGCAGGCCAAGCGCGAGAACGTGCTTTTTGTGCGGGCCATCTGCCCCGCTTCAGTGGTGCCAGACAGGACAGCGGTGCTGAAGTAGTTGTTCGCGGATGCTGCCCCATCGATGATGGCGGCTTGGCGCTCCGTTGCAGTCCAGAACCTGCCAGCCCAAAGGCCTTGATCTGGCGGGGCGGCAAAGCTGCAAATCCAGCCGTACTCATCCTGCGAAAGCGGCCCAATGGCCTCGGCCAAAAAATCCGAATTTGTCATAAGCGCGACTCCCGCGTGCATGGGAGTCAGACGCGCACAAGGTCGGAAACGTCGAGCGAGACATTCTGTTTTTTGGCAAAGGCCAGAAGCGCAGGCCAATGCCGCTGAGGTATGACGCCCCCAGTCCCGGCAGGGACAGGCTGGCACCAACGAGACAACGTGGATGCGGCTACATCGAGTTCAGCCGCGACAGAGGACTTCCCGCCCAGGCGCTCAAGGACGGTGAAGGCAGGTTCAAGACGGTGGATGGTGGGAATGGTCATGGATTTATTTGAAAGAGTGGATCATGGTGCGATTGACGCAACGCTGAGTGTAGTGCAATCTATGCCGATGAACACAAGATGGTTCAGAGACAGGCTGAAAGGGATTGAGCTATCACAGCGAGGGCTCGCCAAGCTCTTGGACGTTGACGCGGCGGCAGTGTCTTACATGCTACGCGGCAAGCGCAAGATGTCGCTGCATGAAGCCAACCGGATAGCCCAGATTCTCGGCGTACCAGCCTCTGAGGTCATGCGCCAAGCAGGCATCAAGGTCGATGACAACATCAAGCGCGTGCCCGTCAGCGGCGTATGCGATGCAGCAGGCCACATCAACATGCTGGCGCCAAAGACACACGAAAAGATCCTCGCGCCAGCAGACGTACCGGCAGACAGCTACGCAGTGCAAGTGCGCAGCCCAGGCCACACAAAAGACGGATGGGTGTTCTTTGTTGCGTCAGAACAACGCGAGCCAAGGGACCAGATCGACAGCATGTGCTTATGCGCTCTGCAGGATGGCACTCAGGTGCTGGCCTATGTGCGGCGCGGATACAGGAAAGACGCGTTCAACCTGACTCTCAGCACAGACGCGGGCAAGCTCTTGCAAGACCAGCAAGTCAGTTGGGCCAGCCCCGTGCTGTGGATCAAGCCTTAGGGAAAGCACTGATGTTGTATTTTGCGCACAAGCAATTGCGCAAAGCGCATCACGGCGCACAATCGCATCCTCGCAACGCAACCAAGGAGAAGCGATGACAACCCCGACAGTACGCAAGTTCCCGAGAACCATGCAACAGGCTTTCCCAAACGACAGCCGCCATGCCTACGCCATCGAGCGCACCAAGGCTCCCATGAGCGTGTTTGAGGCCTTGCTGGCCTGGGCGTCGATTAGCGGAATGTGCTTCCTCATTGCCTGGGCGATTGCGGGCTGATCATGGAACGCCACTACGACGATGGCACAGAGCCAACCATCATGCCCCACATGCACTGCACAGGCCCCTGCGAACAAGGCCGCAAACCCTGCCCCGCACCTGACGCCTGCGAGCGCGTCAACACAGACGGCAATGAACTTGAGTTCTTGGGCGCCATCGCGCTGGCTGTGCTTGTGTGCGTAGTCGCTGTTCTGCTGGTGGCATGAAGTGCCCGCAGTGCGAAGCCTGGACAGACGTACTGGAAACCAGAGCCCCATACAGACGGCGCGAATGCGCCAACGGACACAAGTTCATCACCAAGGAAGAAATACATGAAGGCACAGGACTTCCTCGCAGCCGCGCAAAGCCACATGGCAGACAGAGCCAAGACCTACGACAGACCAGACGGCGAGCGCAGCATGGCGCGGACAGTGGCAGCGTTTAACGCCGTCACCGGCCACAACCTCTCAGAGTCCGATGGCTGGATGATGATGATGCTTTTGAAGGCCGTCAGGCTCACCCAGCGAGCCACCTACCATGCAGACTCTGCAGAGGACCTTGTGGCCTACGCCGCGCTCTTGGGCGAGGCCCGCAGCAACACAAGCACCATTTCTTACACAGACGGTATTGCGTAATTCTCACCACCCACACACAATCACAACCCCAACCAAGGACAACGATGCACACACAACCCAATGGCCGTAAGGCACCAACCGCGCCCCCCGGTTGGCCTTTTGGAACTATTTGCCGCCAAGCCCAAAAACAGCACACAGCAGCAATGCTGAAGAAGCTGCCAGCGGCTCCCTTCTGACCCACCACACCACCGAGGCAACGATGAATGATTTAGACAGACTGGCAACGCTTTGGAGCATTGCCAAACAACGCGAAGACGCCGCAAAGGCCGAGCGCATCAAGATCGAGGATGACCTACTGAAGGCGCACCCCGCCAAGGAAGAAGGCTCCGAGACTTTCGAGACGCCGCAGGGCGTCAAGATCACCCTGACGGGGAAGATCACCTACAAGGCCGATGTGGACAAGCTCATCGCCTTGTCGGGCTCATGGCCCGATGACATCAGGCCAGTAAAGACAAAGGTCGAGGCCGATGAGACGCGGCTAAAGGCCATACGCCAGCACAGGCCAGACTTGTGGCAGGCCATCGCGCCAGCGATTGAGACAAAGCCCGCAAAGACGGGCGTGTCCATCAAGTTCAGCAGCGAGTGACGCCGTGGAAACCGGCGCAGCCCTGCGCGATGCAGGGATCGATACCGTCATGGCGAACGCTGAGGCCTGGGCCGATGAAGTCGAGCATGGCTGGCGGTTCTGGCTTCAGCACCACGCGCCTGACGAATTCACGCTTGAGCAGTTCCGCATGTGGGTCACGCCGCACATTGGCGAGCCCCATCACCCGAACGCTTGGGGCGGGCTGGCAAAGCGGTTCGCCTCAGACATGAAGCACACAGGATTCACAACCAGCGCACGCCCGCAAGCACACGCGAGGCTGACGCGCACCTATCGGAGAGCGTAATGGCATTCAACCTTCAATCAATTAGCAAGACACGGCGCCTTGAAGCGCCAAAGATTCTGCTTGCTGGCGAACCCAAGATTGGCAAATCAACCTTTGCCGCATCTGCGCCAGCGTCCATCGGCATCTGCACTGAAGACGGTTTGGCGGGCGTTGACGCGCAAGCCTTCCCGCTGGCGACATCACTTGATGACGTCTACAGCGCGATCAAAACGCTCCTCAATGAGGAGCACAACTTTCAGTCTGTGTTCCTTGACTCGCTCGATTGGCTTGAGCCTCTGGTCAATCAGCATGTGTGCAAGGCAAACGGCTGGAAGGACATCGAGACTCCGGGCTTTGGCAAAGGTTATGTCGCGGCTGCGGCTGAATGGCGCAACGTGCTGGATGGCCTGGAGGCATTGCGCCGCGACAGACAGATGGGCGTGATCCTGATCTGTCATGTGAAGGTGCAGCGCATCGAGTCACCCACGCATGAGGGCTATGACGCATACGTCTTGAAGATGCACAACCGCGCCTCTGCGCTTGTTGAGGAGTGGGCCGACATCGTTGGCTTCGCGGCTCACCGCATCAAGACCAAGCAAGTAGACGCGGGCTTTGGCAACAAGGAAACCAAGGCACTGAAGTCCACCGAGCGCGTGCTGCATTTGGAGCCGCACCCTGCATATCCATCGGGAAGTCGTTTCGGCCTGCGCGACTGCCCGCTGGAGTGGGAGGCATTCGCCACCCAACTCAACCAAGCAATGCAAGCCTAAAGCAAGGAACCATCAACATGGCACAGTTTTCTTTCAACGCATCAAGCGCACCCCAGCCCTCCGCACCGCAGCGCGGACCCCTGCCCCCTGGCACTTACGAAGTCATCATTGCTCAGTCCGACATCAAGGCCACCAAGGCGAACACGGGCGAGTACATCGAGCTTGAGATGCAGATCGTTGACGGCGAATACACCGGGCGCCGCATCTGGGAGCGTCTGAACGTCAACAACCCGAACAAGACCGCCGAGGACATTGCCAAGGCTGCGTTGGGCGCTCTGTGCATGGCCGTTGGTGTTGATGACCTGACGGACACAGAGCAGCTGCACGACATTCCGTTTGTCATTGGCGTCGAGATTGACCGCAAAGACCCGACGCGCAATCGCGTGATGTCCTACGGTCAGGCTGCAGCGCCAGCGCCTAAGCCCGCCCCTGCAAAGCCTGCCGCGCCTGCTGGCGCACGGCCCTGGGCGCGTTAATCAACTGAGAGCGGCTGGATGCCCAGTGAGCGTGGTTACTCTCTCCAGTTGGCACGCAACAGCCCCCGGTTGCGCGGGGGCCGCTCACCTAACGAAAGACAACTATGAAGCTGCCAGACTCACAACACACAACCGCTCAGGCCATAGTTAAGTGGTACGAGAGCAAGCCCCAAGAACACCGCCCGCACATGGGCGCTAGCCTGATAGGCCATGAGTGCGAGCGTCACATCTGGATGTCATGGCGCTGGGCTCTCAAGCCTAAGTTTCCTGGCCGCATCCTGCGTCTGTTCTCAACTGGCGTGCGCGAGGAATCGCGGCTGATTGAGGAACTGAAAGGAATTGGCGCAGAGGTCTGGGAGACTGACCCAGCAACGGGCGGTCAGTGGCGCGTGAGCGCACACAACGGCCACTTCGGTGGCTCACTCGATGGCGTGGCTCAAGGCCTGCCAGAGGCGCCCAAGACGCCTGCAGTGCTGGAGTTCAAAACTTTTTCGCACAAGTCATTCACGCAACTGATTGAAAAGCGCGTGCGCGAAGCCAAGCCGCAGCACTTTGACCAGATGACCATCTACATGGGCCTGATGGAGTTGGACCGCGCTCTCTACATGGGCGTGGACAAGGATACTGATGACGTCTACACCGAATGGGTGCATTTCGATGATGCCCGCTTCAAAACGCTTATGGCAAAGGCCGAGCGCCTGATTTCGTTAACAGAGCCCCCGCCCCGCATCAGCAACGATCCAACCAACTGGCAGTGCAAGTTCTGCAACTTCCACCCTGTGTGTCATGGCGACACAGCCGCCGAGGCCAACTGCCGCACATGCTGCCATGCCTCACCCGTTGAGAATGCGGCATGGCGGTGCGAGCAGCACAGCAAAGCACTGCCCGACGATGCCCAGCGCAAGGGCTGCGACTCACACCTGATGATCCCTGCGCTTGTGCCGTATGCGGAGCCGCAAGATGGAGGCAATGACTACGTTGTTTATAAGCACAAGACGTCAGGCGTCGAGTTCAGCAACGGCCCCGGCCCTGAGCCACGCTTCACATCAGCCGAGCTACACCGCTGCCCTGGCGCACTGATTGAGGATGTGGCGCCGATGAAGGCTGCATTCCCAACTGCCAAGGTTGTAGACCCGTGGCCTGACATGCCAAGCGATGACTTGGACGCAGTGCCAACCAAGCGCGATCTACCTGTTGTGCGCGAGCGCAAAGCCCGCGTGACCAAGACTCTGCAGGCGCTGCAGGCGCTGCAGGCGTTCAAGCCATGACCACCCTACGCGAAGCCGCTCAGAACGTCGTTGAAGTGTGGAAGCTATATGGCACCACCGAAAGCCTGCGAGGGTGGATGGAAATTTTGGAGGCCGCGCTGGCAGAGCCGGTGCAGGAGCCGTTTTGTTACCACGACGGGCGCAATGTCGTAGACGCAGAGTTCAGGCATGACTCCGATGTGTTTCCACTCTTCACCGCCCCACCCCAGCGCAAGCCGCTGACGGAGGAGGAGATTGGCATCATCTGCGCTTCGCTTGGGTTCGCGCAGATCAGTCCAGTGGAAGTTGCCCGCGCCATCGAGCGGGCGCATGGGATAGGGGGCAGCAGTAATGAGTAAAGAAGACATCATCCGCATGGCGCAGGAAGCTGGGCTTTATCACTTCTACGACAGCGAAGGACATTGCACCGGCATCACTAATGCACGATTGGTAGACGAAGACAAAGAACGCTGGGATGACAGGCTTGTTGAGATGCTTGCGCCGTTTGCCGCCCTTGTCGCCGCTGCCGAGCGTGAACGCATCAAAGAATCAAACGCGCCAGAGATTGAGAAGATCAACGCGCACATCAAGGCGCTTGAGGACGCAGCAGCCATCCGCGCAAGGGGGCAGGAATGACTGACCTGAGAACCGCCGCCCAGCAGGCGCTGGAGGCGTTGGAGATATGCGCCGTCAGACAAGAACATCAATGGCATGGGTTGCAACAAGTGCAGATCGTCAAAGCCGCCCTCCGCGCCGCGCTGGCAGAGCCGGTTCAGCAGGGCTGCGACCACTGCAACCAGCCCCTGTACGCCGCCATCAAGTGCCGAGTGTGCGGGCGGGTTACCTCACAACAATGAAACTCACCTACGAGAACGTCCGCAGCGTCCTGCGCGAGTGTGGCCCGCTGACAATGCACGAAGTGGCTTTGTTCTTCCCCAGCGTGCCCTACAACAACGTGGGTTCAGTCATCTCAGGACTACGCATCAAGGTGCGCAAGAAGCAGGTCTATGTTTACTCATGGACCCGCGAAGGCGTGGGCCGCAAGTACCTGCGGGCTGTGTACGCTCTAGGCGATAAGCGCGATGCCAAGAAGCCGCCCGTGATCAGCGACAAGGAACGCTGCCAGACATGGCGCGAGCGTAAGCGCCAAGCAAAGCTGCTGCCCAATCAAGCACCCACATCTGTCTTTCAACTCGCTCAACATCTGTAAGGAGGAATCATGGCGCGTTACAACGCAACCACTGGAGAGATTGACTTTGGCCTTGCGCTTGATGCTCTCAGGCGCGGCGAGCGCGTGCGCCGCAGAGACTGGGGCGAGGCGTTCATCAGGCTTAAGGACAAGGGCTTCTATATGTGGCACAGGGACAGAGACGTTGCCTGGGTGCCCACATGGGATGAGATGCTTGCGACTGATTGGTCTGAGGTCGTATGACCGATTACACCATCGGCGTAGACCCTGGACTTAAGGGCGCGGTCGCTATCATTGATTCAGACGGTCGTCTGGTTGAGGTTTGGGACATGCCAACCGTCGAGATAAAGGTGGGCAAGTCAACTAAGACGCGCATCAGCCCCGAGCTTCTGGCGCATGAAATCGGCTGCTGGGATGGGGCTAAGTGCGCTTACATGGAGGCGGTGTCTTCCAGCCCGCAAATGGGCGTCTCAAGCGCATTCGCCTTTGGCGAAGGGTTTGGCGTTGTCAAGGGTGTGCTTGCCGCATTCAACATTCCGCTGGTGTTGGTGACGCCAGCAAAGTGGAAGCGAGACATGGGGCTCAATTCAAGCAAGGACGGCAGCAGGGCCAAGGCAATTTCTATGTGGCCCGACAAAGCCGGCGAGTTCAAGCGAGCAAAGGACGAAGGACGCGCAGAGAGCGCGCTGATTGGCGCATGGGGGTACAGGCATGCCGGCGCATAAAGGCACCCGCCTTGGCGCGAATGAGCGTTATAGCGATGTGTTCCCAGGCTACATAGAAAAAGGCGGAGGCTTGTTTAGAAAGCCGTTTTTTTACGAAGGCAGTGGGAAGCAGGCAAATCATTACTACATGCTGAAGTCTTGCGCCGCATGCGGCAAAGAGATGCTGCAAAACAAGTCGAATGCGGCGCGTTCTTCTGTTGCGTTCTGCTCCCCAAAATGCCTACTTCAAGTGCGTGAAAAGCCTGATGGCATCGTCAGGCGCAAGCGAGGTAAAGGTATTGGGCATGTCTTGGAAAAAGCATGCAGCCACCCTGCTGCCAGGAAAGGGTTTGTCCCGCAGCACAGACTGAGAGTTGAGGAGCAAATTGGCCGGCATCTTCTGTTGTCTGAGGTTGTCCATCACATCAATTGCGTCGAAGACGACAACAGGATCGAAAATCTGCACGTTTGCTCAAGCATTAGCGAGCACAACATGGCTCATGCTTCGCTACTAAAGTGCGTAAAGCCGTTAATGGAGCTTGGCATCTTGTTTTTTGACAGAAGCCAAAACAAATACATCGTTTCGTCTTCTGCGCTTATCGCACAATGGGGCATTGCGGAATCCTCACGCTGATGCGATGATGTCACCACTCCAACTAGCAACGAGGCACAACGATGGCAATCAAACTGCGTGGTGACACCTACTGGCTTGACTTCCAGATCAACGGCGTCCGCATCCGCGAATCGCTCAAGACCGCAGACAAGAAGCAGGCTCAGAAAGCGCACGACATCAGGCGCGGCGAGCTTTGGCGGCAGAACGTCCTCAAGGAAAAGCCCAACAAGACGGTCAATCAGGCCTTTGACCGCTGGATGTTGGAAAAAAGCCACAAGCGCAGCATCGAGACTGACCGCCTGCGCATTGAAATCCTGCGTCCCAAGATTGGCAGCATGAAGCTCGCCAGCGTCACCAGGGACATCGTGGAGCGTCACACCACAGGCGCCGCCCCTGCTACCCGTAACCGTTACCGCGCCCTCATGCGGGCCATCCTGCGGGCTGCAGAGCGTGAGTGGGAGTGGATCGACAAGGCGCCCATCATCAAGGCCGAGCAGGAGAACAACGAACGCAAGACGTTCATTACACGCGAGCAGGCAGACAGGCTGATTGCCGAACTGCCAGAACACTACCGCCCTGCCGTGCGCTTTGCTCTGCTGACGGGTCTGCGCAAGGCCAACGTGCTGGGCCTGCGCTGGGCGGCTGTAAACCTTGAGGCGGGCACCGTGGTGGTTGCTGCCGAGGAAGCCAAGGGCAAGCGCAAGATTGTGGTGCCGCTGAACGCGAGCGCAAAGGCGCTGCTTGAGGCCATGCCTCACCGTGAAGGCAAGGTGTTTGGCCTGTCTTCAATCACTGAAGCCGCGTGGAAGCGTGCGTGTGCGCGTGCTGGCATCGCGGACTTTCGCTTCCACGATCTGCGCCACACCTGGGCATCTTGGCACGCTATGGCAGGCACGCCAGCGCAGGTTTTGCAGGAGCTTGGCGGCTGGCAGTCTTACTCGATGGTGGAGCGATACGTCACGTTTGCGCCGTCGCACTTGGCGGCAGCGGCAGAGGCCGTGAGCCTCTGATTCTTGTGCCAGAATCGTGACGCGGGAAGCCATGCCCGCTCTCCTCTGATCTTCACCCCGGCCTTAGCGCCGGGGTTTTTCTTTCTAGATCAAAGGGTTAGGACTCTATTCCAGTCCAGCGCCTTGAGCCTCTCGGCCACCTCTCCGATCAAGGACTTACACGCGCTTCATGGAACTCTGCTTCTGGTATGTGCCATTTTTGTGCCCTAAATGCCTGCGGCAAGACCAGAATGCCATTGCTGGCACAGAGCATCAAGTCACTTGCGCTTGTCCCAAATGCTCCAGCCCACGCCAGCCGCTGCAGCAGCGCCGCCCACAATGGCGTCAACCGTGCCACCGTCAATGCCCCACTTCACAGCAAAGCCACCGGCCAGAGCCGTCAGGATGTGACGCACAAGCGCCTGGACAACAACAGCATTCATCTCAAACCTCCATCAAGTCAGCAATGCGCCGGGACCATCCCCGGCTGAAGGCGGGCCAGTTAGGCAGGCTCGCCATGAACCGCAGCCGCTGCGCCAGCACTCTCATGCGCAGCGCGTCCGCGTTTTGAGCATTGGCCGCTGCCAGCGTGGCAGGCCCAATCACTCCATCGTCCTTAACCCCCAGCGCCCGCTGCAGCCACTTGGTGGCCTGACCAACGCCTGAGTTGACAGCCGCGTCAAAGACCGCATAGCGCACGCCAGCGGGCAGCTGGTCAGCCCTGACGGCATCCCAGTAGTCGCGCTTATAGATTTGCTTGGCTAGGTCTAGTGGAAGCTCCCGCATGTCGCCTTTGTAGCCAACGCGCCTAGCGACTTGTTCGGTGATGCCAAAACGGGTCTTGCCGCCGGGATCAGCCGCATGGTCGGAAAAATCTCCTTCGTGACCCAGCACCTTGGCGACGGCAGTGTCGAAGTTCACTTGCCGCCCCAATGACTTGCCGCCCAGGACAAGACTGCCCCGCCCATGCTTGCCATTGACATGCCAAACCACAGCCCGCCCTTGCCCTTGTTGGCAAGCTCCAGCAGTTGCTTGACATCGCTCTGCAGGTCGCTGACCTGCGTCTCAAGCGTCTTCACCTGTCCGATCAGCAGGCCAAACTTGACGGGATCGGATCGATCTCAGCCATTTGAACCTCAGTCAAAGGGGGTTGCTCATTGTGCTATGCGGTTGTGTTTTCGCAATGCTTAGGGCTTAGGCTTCCAGCGCCGCGACACGGGCGCGGAGGTCGGTGATGAGGGCTTGCTGTTCTTGCATCGCTTTCACAAGCACCGGGATGAGGTCTTGACGCACGGATTTGTACGGCGCTTCGCCTTCAGGTGCGGGGTCTTTCCACTCATCAATCAGGTCAGGGAATACCTGCTCAAACTCTTGAGCGATGAAGCCACGGTCACCCTTGATGTCCTTACCCTTGCCCGCCTTCCAATCAAACTTGCGCGGCTTGAGCGCCATGATTTTGTCAAGGCCGACATCAAGGTCTTGTATGTTCTCCTTAAACCGCTGGTCAGAGATGGCGCTGATGGTTGTGTTGGTGGCGTAAACCGTGCCGCCAAGACCCACATAAAACCTGTTTGCTGATGCGCCTGTTGAGTACAAAAGCCAAGCACTACCGCCGCCATCTGTTGATGCCGACATTGTTGACCACACAGCACCATCGCTATACAAACGGCTTCCTGTGCTGGCGGTATTTGTGGAACTCGTCGTCCCCACCAGCAAATCCCCCCCGCTGGTGATGCGGGCGCGTTCGGCGCTGTCCGTCACGAAAATAGTCGGAGTGGCTGCGCGTGTGCCTATCTCCAGAGGGTTGGAAGATGTGTTGGTTCCTACAAAAGGTCTGCCAGCAGTTACATATCCAATGCCTATATTTACTTGTGAGGATGTCTGATTTAAATTAGCTACGGTTATTCCGTTTGCATCGCTAGCACCTTGATCAATGTGCAACTTAGTTGCAGGCGAACTCGTCCCAATCCCGAGGTTGCCGGAGGAGTCGAGGCGCATGCGTTCGGTGGCGTTTGTACCAAAAACCAGCGGATAGTTATCGGCGTTGTAAATCTCAAACTCTGCGCCGCCACTTACATGAAACAACTGTCCAGCGTACAAACCACCACTAATACCAGCAGAGTTTGCGCGTGACCTTGTATAGATGTTACGGAAGCGTGTTATCGAACCTGTTGCGGAGTTGTTTGCACCAGTTGAAGCATCGGCTAACACATCCAACTTATACGCAGGCGAACTCGTCCCAATCCCGAGGTTGCCGGAGGAGTCGAGGCGCATCTGCTCAGAGCCGCTAGTGCCAAACCTCAAAGCATCTGTCGAGTGCTCATAAATCAAGTACCCGCGAAGGCTTGTGTTGTCACCATCATTGAAGTTCAAAACACCATCATTCGCTGTTCCCGTGAGAATGGTGATGCCGTTGTTTGCGCTTGTGTTTCCAACAACTAACTGTCTCGCGGCTGCATTTTGAGAACCCGGCGAACTCGTCCCAATCCCCAGCCCGGTGCTGGTGAGGCGCATTTGTTCGGAGCCGTTCTGATAAAACGTAAATGGAATGTTTGCAATGCTGCCAACGCGCAGTTCATTAGTCAGCGCCAAGAAAGTACCTTGCCGCGTGCCAGCGTAGTTCAAATCCAAAATAGGCCCGTTTACAGCACTATTAAGCGTCATAGCGGTATAGCCGCTATAAGTGTTAGGTGTTCCACCCAACCCCAAATTCGTCCCATCAAACGTCAGCGCACTCCCGCTCGTCAGCACCTTGCTGCCGTTGAGGTAGGTCACGCCGTTGGCGGTGCCACCTGATAGAACAGGATTCGCCACAAGTGACACCACCCCGGTGGAGTCAGCGATACTCGCTGCGCTCGTTCCATCCTTGGCTTTGATGTTGGTGACTTCGACGTTCGTCAGATCAAGCGTTGTCGCATTAACAGAGCCTGCGTTGACCGCGCCGCTGACCGTCACATCACCAACAACATCCAGCTTGGTCGCAGGCGTTGCCGTACCGATACCAACCCGATCAGTAGACGCATCCGTAAACAGCAGATTGGCATCCGTATCACCCTCAAACCGCGCATCCTTATCCGCGCCAGCTTCATTGAACACAAACGCGCCATCAACCGTCGTGGCCTTGTCAGCCGGGACATAGACGCCATTGGCATCAAGATTCAGCGTCTGAGCGCCCTGCACAACCGCCCACACCTCGCCAGTGCCAGCGCGGTAGAAGCCTGAGCCCGTCTCATTGGCAAACCCAACCCCAGGCGCACCCTGCGAGCCGTCTGCAATGCGAAGCGCA